CCTTCTTCTTCTTTCTTACGTCTGCCTTCTTCCTCTTCATTGAAGCTTTTCAAATTCTCCATAAGGATTTCAGCTCGGTAAAATTCCAGCCTATCTAATTCAGAAGGCTGGAGTTTTAATACTTTTAATAAGATGAACTCAGCCTCAAACCAATTCGTCAAAGATATCTGAAATAAGGAAAATAGATTTGATTCCTCCTTGAAAGTTTAAGGGCGCTTTCCCTTCCCCTCCGCCGGACGTTTGGTATCTGATACCAGGATTAATTGAATCTGATAGCATTTCTACAAGTTTGTCCATTACTGAAATTCTTTGTAAACTCCAAGTGAATGATTCTTGTACCGCTCTATCGTATGAAGTCTGGTTTAAAACTTTCCAATCACTAAAAGAGAACGGCGCATACTTGATGAATGTTTTATCAAATGATTGTCCTGCTTGTTGTTTTTGTTTAATGAAGTTTTTAATGAAAGACATAATACCAAGAGACGGTAAAAAGATTTTAAAGTTTTCACCATTTTTCATTTGTATGTTAAACGATTGTTCTTCTGAACTATAATACTTCATGATTCTTTCATCAGGATTAAAATAATCCAATGAATCTTTGGTTACTTCAATTTTTTGGTCTGCGCCATCTTCATCAGATACACTTACAAATAAACGGTTCTCACCATTCTTAAACGTATAATCACGCACCGCGAAGATTAAGTAAAAACGGTCAATCTCTAAAAGGTCTTTATAAGTACCAGGTTTTCCAGGCACTTTAATTCTAACACATTTCTCCATGATAAAGTTAAGCATATCATCTACACCTAATAAGTCATTATCATCGATTGTTGACCAGTGACGGATTTCTGAAACTGTTGCCGCTCTTAATGCAACTTGTGTTCCAGCTTTGTAAAACATACCTTGTGAAGGCAGAGATTCCATTGGCATATTCTTCCAACCAATTTCTGCTGCTATTACTTCATCATCTTCATATTCTACAAACTTTTGTGCTTTACCGATGGCAGCTGGTTGAACTTCCTCGACATTAGCTTGTTCTTCTTGTTGAACTAAAAGAGCCGCTTCCTTTTCAAGTAGATCTTTTACATTCTCTGTTTCTTGTGACATATATTCTATATTATTTAGATTTAGTTTATATATCACAGGTATGTAATGGTTCTTAAATTTAGGCACAAAAAAAGAGGGATCTTGCGAACCCTCTTAATATAAAGTTTAAATTTCTTAAAGAATTGTTTCTTCCCAGTAATCTGCATTAAGTGAGAATCCTGTGATTTTGTAAATCCCTGAATCTGTAAAGTCAGAACCCATTGCAGGAAGTGGAGATTTAGGGAATACTACAGGGCATTTAACTTGACGGTAAATATCTCCCGCTTTGTTAAAATAGTTGATGATCATTGGACCACCAGTGTAATCTTTCTTAAGTCCCATCTTACCAGTTAATGGATCGTATATAAGATCACACCATTTACGAAGTGCTTTATATACATAAGCTGAGTTGCTGTCATCTAAGTTAACCTCAAAATCTAATTTGATTTCAAGAACCGCGTCAGTAACCATACCACCAGCGAAAGTTCTAGTCGCTGATTTGTATGTTTGCTTTACAGTATCTGGTAATCTGTTAGTTTCAATTCCTTCAACCTTAGTACAGTTTTCCATTACCAGTGTCCAACCAGTAACGGCAGCAGGTGGCGTAAGAAGAATTTCAAACTGTGCATTGTACAGTGGTTCGAATTTTTGCATCGCGGCCTGCGAATTTCTATAATGTGGTAATCCTGCCATTTTTATCTTTTATTTATTTTTCTAATTTAATGTTTAAATCTTTATGCTGCTGAAAAACCTCCAGAAGAGATTGTTCCAGTTTTTAGGATTGTCATACGGTTAATAAATTTCTGGATTCCACGAGCAGGCTCGATTGCAACATCGATTATACCGAAGTTTTGGTCAATGATTGCCGGTGTATTATTCGTATCATCCATGATAACAGCGTAATTGTATACACCTCCAGCATTTCTTACAGTGTCAAGATAAGTCTCTACGATAGAACGAATTTCTAAACGTGTTGAAGCATCATTAAACTCGAATAAGTATTGTTGTAAGATTTCTTCAATCGCTTCTTCAATCGTAATAAGTAAATCTCTAACATGTAAGTTATTAAATGCAGATAGCGTACGTTGGTAAGCTGTTTGGTTTGCGAATATCATCGGACCAACATTTTTAACTGTCACGATTGGGTTAACACCTATCGGTTCAAGATTCTCTCTATCAGAAAGTAAATAATCATATTCCATTCTAACGAATTTCGGATTAGAGATTACACCACGGCGTGGACCAGCAACGATTGCAAATGGTTCACCGTTAATGAATTTTCTTACGAAATTGTTTGATACGTCTGCAGATGGCGGAACGCTGATTTCTTTGTTGTTCTCACGGATAATAACGTTAGGTGAGAATACACCAATGAATTTAGCTCCTTGACCTTCGTCAGGTAATCCCCAGATATATGATGGCCCTAATGAAAGGTTACCACCAGCGGCGATGTACGCAGTGTTAAGAACTGGTTTTGGATTTCCAGCAGCCGGGTCAGGCAATTCTGTAAATCTTGGGTCAGTACTGTTTTGGAACTGAGCACATGATGGCGCGTTAAGAAGAGCTAAACATTTTTGACGATTCATAGCTAATCTACTTAATACTTGTTTTGGACCCATGTGAGGCTCAAGACCACCGTTAAATGTATCAACGATATAACGGAAAGCGATTACATCTTTATCTGCAAGTGTTACTGCAAGATTTGTATTCTCAAGAACTCCGTATATTTTTTCTAATTGAGCAGGAGTACCAGGTAAGTGGTAATCAGTCAATGTAAATCCTGAAAGTTTTGTAAATTGGAAACGATCACAGAATTTTTGGATTGGCGCAAACTTAGTAATTTTTGATGTACCTGATGTAATATCCACAAGTGGAGTATCAAGAACAGTATATTCATAGTAAGGTAATCCAGTAGCAGGGTCAAGTTTTTTAACTTTAGCAGTTACTCTGATAAGAATAGGATTAGTAACATTGTTGTTTACAACGTAATCACCAATTTCTAAGCTAGCAGCATTTGTTGGAGTTAATTTGAATTTTTTACCACCGCCGTAAAGACCAGGCGCTTCAATCGCAATTTGTTCACTAAGGTTTTTCGCAAGAGACGAATAGATTGCAATGTCGTTAGTTGTTGCAGATCCATCAGTATAAATTGTAGAGCCATCGTATGTAAGGTTAACATTAGCAAAAGTAGCATCAGCTCTATTTAATAATGTGTTAGCTGTAAATTGCTCAGCTTTTGCTCCAGATAAACCGTATGCAATTTTTGAGTAAGCATCTTTATCAACGTTCCAAGAATTTGTTACATTCAAGTAGTTGTATTGAGATGTTCCAGAACCATATTTAATACGGTCACCGTCAATCACAAGGCTACCTGCAATATTTTTAGCAAGTTTATTACCTGGGTAAGCTTCATAAAGAGCAAGAGCTGCAATAGAATTTCCAGTTGTTGGTGCAATACCGTTATAAGCAGCAGTTGGAACGTTAGCAGATGTATCATCTACAGTAACATAGAATTGCTGTCCTCCAGGTAAAGTTACTTTAATAAGATCACCTATAGTTTGTAAATCAAATGGATTTTCATTAGCTGTTGCAGTACCTACGATACGAACAGATTTGAAATCACCAGAATTATTGTCAATGTCATATGCAGCTAATACACCAGTTTCATCAACGATATGCCAGTTATCAGAACCTGTGTTAATGTCAGTAGAAGTAGTTACGTTGTAAAGAGTAACTTTATTCTTGTCATCTTTAGTTTCAGTTTGACCTAACCCATTAATTCTTGAGTATACAGTATTTACAGAAGCAATATAACCAAAGTCATCATTACCATTAATGTTAAGATCTGGTATTAAATTTAATGCAGCAGCCTCGTGTGTATCAAGGAATGTTACATTAATATCACCAGGTTGTAAGTAAGATGCAAATTCATCAAACGGGAATCCTGTAGTACAGTATTTACTTTGATAAAAAGGAGCACCATTAGTTAAGCCTGATGCTTTAACTGTAACAGTCATGATTCCACCTATTTGAGATACAAGATCAACTTCAAAATACTTAGCGTATCCTGGAGCTTGGATTAACATAATATCACCGTCAGCAACTGATGGACCTACAGAAACGGAAAGAATTGTAATTGTTCCATTTGTAGCAGGAGCACCACCTAAGTTTGCAAGAGGCAATGTTAACACTTCACCAACTACATAAGATTCACCACCTTGCACAATTGTTACGGTAGAAACCCCTACGTTATTGTAACTTACATTAAATATTGCGCTATATCCAGTACCTCCAGTTGCAGCAATATTTGTATAATTTGTTATTGATAATGTTGCAGGTGAGAATGTAATATCATTAACTCCTGATACTCCACCAATTAAAGCACCGTCAATAGTTAATACGTCAGATAATTTGTATTTAATACCTGAAGCAACTTTTGTAATTGTAGTTACGTTAAGTGAACTTACTTGCACAGTAAATGTTGCATTCTGACCATTTCCTGATGAAGAAGTAGCAAGTGTAGAATATGTAGCGCCTGTAATAGTTGAAACATCGATTGTTACGTTACCTGCAGACGTACCTCCAAGAAGAGCACCATCAATAGTAATAGTATCGCCAACATCATATCCAGTACCAGGTGCACTAACAGTTACTAATGTAACGTTACCTGCGCCGTTAGTAGTTACATCAACAGTCAAGTCATTATTACCAGCTCCTGTTGTTGCAACAGCGGAAAATGTTGTAGATGGAGTATAAGTACCACCAGCTTGACCTAAAGAACCGTTGTTAAATCCTGAAACAGGACGTCCAGGTGATACGTGTGTTATAGAACCTGCAACGTTAATTGGTTGCCCGTATGCACTTGCTTGTGATAATGCACTAATAGTTAAAATTGCGTCACCAGTATTCCCAGGCTCTATTACTTCAATAGTATTTGCTAGAGATGGAATTGTTGCAGCAACAGTTTTCATTATGTAATTTGATTCTGGACCGTCTGCTAAAGCAATCCCTGAATTTTCATAAGCAGCGTCAACGTGAAGAGGAGTACTTAATTGTAATTCGAGTGATGAACCAGTGTCAACGATATTGTCAATTTTAACAAAGTCATTCGGCAAAGAACTATCATTAATAGTATCAGTACCAAAAGTTTTAATTAATGAATCTGGCGTAAGAGCAGCTGATAAAGCATCATATTGTGCAACTGTGAAAGTTGTATCAGATGGGTAAGGTTTAGGAATAACAAGTATGTTATTAAATACACCTTTATCTCCACCGAAAGGATATGACTTAACATATACGATTGGTGATAATGAAATGTCAGTTACTTGTACAGTTGGGTCAAATGCACCAGCGTTTGAATCTTTTAAACCTGTGAAAGTTAAAAGAGTTTTAATTGGTGTATTGTATGATAAGAAATCAATTACATCATCAGTTGTATTGATTAAGCTGTTTCCAACCATATCAACTTTATATACTGAATTATCATAATCATCAAATGCTTGTTTGTTCAAGTCACAGAATACTCCTGTTAATGCAACTGCTGAATTAAGGATAACATCAATTGATTGGTTAGAACCATTGTTATCGATAAAGTCAGGTATGATAGTTCCTGTAAAAGAACCAGTCATTGTTACACCGTCAAGGCTTAAGAACTCGAAGAAGTTGCTCGATTTGATACCTCTTAAGTCAAAGTATTTAGAATACGTTGGATCTTGAGAAAGTAATTGTAAATTTGTCCAGTCTCCTTTCACAACATAAACGTCAACGAAATAATCCGAAAGATAATCGTTTGGTTGTATGTATGAAGGAACGTTACCTCTTCCGTAGTAATCATCAGCTGTTATGTTGTATAACGATGCATTGTCTGATTTACGAACGATGATAGATTGTACTTCTTGTCCAAGATTAACGAAGTTAAACAAACGGCCACGGTTGGCAGGCTTGCTGTCTACTGTTGCTTGTAAGTATGCTTCATCTGGGAACCAGAAGCGTTCTTTGTTGTAAAAAGATGAAAGAAGCGCTCTTGTTAAGTTACCGTTTGATTCATTTGCCGCGATAGCAAACGAACGATAGTCAACAGCGTCTCCACCTTCATTTACCGGAATGTTATTCAACGGTAGAAGATTTAATCCGAATACAGGTGCTGTCTGTAAACAAGTTTCGATTGCTCTATGGAAAAAAGAACCACGTTTCTCAAGGAAGTAGTCAACGTCACCAAATACTTTACGAGATGTAGCGACATCACGCAAAAATACTGGAGCGTTAAACGGTCCTTTACGAGAGAAACCTACTACAAGACGGATAGTCTGTGTAGTCACAACGATTCTTTCTGATGCGTCAAACTCTATTGTGTAGACACCAGATGCCTTAAATCTATTAAGATCAAGTGTGATTTTGGCCATTCTGCTTATTAGTTATTTTTCTTTGATTGGGTTTATTATTCAATCCGTAGTATATATCTTAGTAAAACTATCAATTTTTAAAAGATATTTACCTCATTCTGTAATTATGAGACATTGGGTCTTTTGGTAAAACGTAAGGTGTTGGGGATTCAAAAGACTTAATTGTTTTAAATGCTGATAAGAAATCATCTTCACCTCTATCGCTTTGAGACATTACCTTCTCTACAGCTAGTTTATATATTTCCGATGTATTATCATATTTTTCCTCAACCATTTCAAAATAATCGGTTGTGTCAAATAAAGATACAAGATTAACACAAGTCATTGCTATATCATCATTTGCTAGCTGTGATTCATATCTACCAGTAGACGAAATACCAAATGAGCTTAATTCGTCAAAGGTTCTCTTTTCATTTACTGTAATTTTCTTAGCTTTAACTAGGTTACGTAATTCACGGCAAAATGTTTCACGATTATCTTTTTGCATTTTAACACCCATCTTTAAATTTGGATTTGCCATTGAATGTCTAGTGTATAAAAATATCTCGGGGAAGAACTCTTGATTCTTAGATAATTTCTCAAAGATAATATTACCTTTAAAGTTAATCTCTAAAACTACTTTACAATTTTCAGGTTCAAATAATTCAAACACTAATAATTCTAAAACTTTTGCAAGCTCCTCAACGGATTGCATGTTAGAACGGAATACACCTACTTGGTTTAGTCTAAAGAAACTTGTTTCATCTTCCCAATCTCTAGTCTTTCTAACAGAAGCAACAGACTGCGGTACCACATTAAAAATGTTTATCACAGAGAAGTCACGGCCTACACCATCACCTACATCAACCGCAAACACATATTTGTCTTTACCGTTCCAAGCATCGCCTGGATCAAACGTCGGTAACCATTTTAAGTTATTATTATAGTCAGGATAATCTAAGAAAGGATCCGTTTCTTTACATATAAATTCTTTGGAAACTCTTTTCATTAACATCAGCGTATGACTATCAAAAAGTAATCTTGATGATGCTAAGAATTGATTACCATACTCCTGATTAAATAATTCTTCAGAACCAAGGTTACCAATTTCTCGAGCTTTCCAAACTTCGTCTCTCCCAGGAACTTGCCACCAGTCAACGCGAATAGGAAAATAACTATTCTTATGTTCAATAGCACCTTGATAGATTTCATAAAACAAGTTCATACCATTTGGTGTAGAACATATAATGATTCTTGAGATCTGAGATGATGCAAGTGTAGGGTAAATAGAACGATAAAATGGCAATAAGAAGTTTGAATGAATATGCGCAAACTCATCGGCAAATAATAAGTGGATGGTAAATCCAATAGCCGCTGTTTTTGTTGTTGCTTGTGAGAACAGACGACAACCATTATCAAACCTCATACCTGTTACACCGCCTGCTGTAATTCCAGGTTTCATAAAGAATGGCAAATTCTTAAGAACAGTTTTAATCTTATCAACGATTTCAGAAGTAGTGGCTAATTTATTTGCAACTACCATGATATTTCTATCAGAGTGAAAACATAAATACCAAGCAATGAAAATTGATGATGTTACAGTTTTACCAATCTGACGAGATGCAAGCATTACAACAAAACGGTTGTCTTGAAATGCTGCAAGCATATCTTCCTGATACGGTCTTAATGCAATTTGACGAATACCCTCATCCGTCATAGAGTAACAGTACTTGTTACCAAAGTAAACTACGTCATTAGCACATCTTGCTAATTCCTCAAGCTCTTCTCTTGTATATTCATACACAAGTTCAGGAGCTTTCATTTCAATCTTACCGTCAAAGAATGGTGAATAATCTGCAGTTAATCCGCGTTCAATTCTATCAACCTCATCGGCAATCTTTTTGCTATTCCAAATTTTCCCCCTGTTTGACATTTCCTACTGTGTTTTCATTTGGTTTATCGCCAGCCCTACGTTCAGGTATAGCATCACGAAGCGTTTCTATTAACGCTTTACCACCTCTCATTTGATACATTCCTTTTCCTGCATCTTCAACTTCATAATCTTGGTCAATTAAAAGTGGTTCATCACTCATCTTAACGCGGTAGTCTTCTTTAAGATTTTTGTAATTGTTTTCCATGATTACCATGAATTGCGCAAGATGCTTAACAATTTCCATTTTAGATCTTTGTAGTGAAGCAAGAACCTCAAAAGTACGCGGGTGCAAATTGCCACCATCAATTTCTTCAAGAAGTTTAATGATTGCATGCTCTGCAGTTTTCATTTGAAAAAGCAAATTTGAAACTGTGATTTTGTCAACCACACTTTTTTGCTTTACATACGGAATACTTGAAATGATTTCAGGGTTTAAATAAAACTCTGCGATAGAATTAACAATCGTTTCGGAATTGCTATCAGAATATGTTTTAACCTTTTCATAATCCATGAAGTTCCCTTCACGGGCAGGTAACATACTCTTGGCGTCTTCAATACTTAATTGAATATCTTCAATTCCCGAGGATAACATTTTTTCCAGCTCATCGCGAAGTTCCATTTCTCGCTTTTTGTCTTCTGGTATTTTTCTCATATTATTTAGTTTTGCCAATCCACGGAAGTCTTAGGTGTGGTATTGCGTTGTCAATGATAATTCCAAATTGTGCATCTTTAACGATAGTCTCATTTAATATGATAGACTGTTTATCTAAATCAGTTTCAGTTTTATCATGTAAGCGTAAATTAGTTAATGCAAGATTACCTCCAACTAATTTATACTTAGCATTTAAACTTCTGTCTATTGCATTAAATGGCATGTTAGTATTGCTGTATATATTCTCAAGATCTGTTGTGCGTTCAGGTTGTGGAGTTTCTTCATTCCACTTTCTAACCCAAAGGTCGATTGTCAACTGTCTATAAAAGTTTGACATATTTAAAAATATTGCATACCAATAATTTTCTACAAGATTTGCATTAAGAATGTTAATGTATTCTTTCTGTGAATCTTTAAAAATTATATAGCGGTTTGCATAGATGGAAATTTTCCAACCAGCTCCATTTGAATATCCGTCGAATAAAATTTGTTCATTGGTTGCCTCAGCAACGTAACCGGTGTTAGAAAATGAAGATGCCCAGTTTGAATAATAAGTACTCAAGTATTGGATGATTTCATTTTTAACATTAAGTGTGTAAACATATCCTGCTGTCACAGCGGTTACTGACGCAATGTCACCGTAAAGTGACAGTCCGTTGTAGTGGGTAATTTTAATGTTGGTCCCAACCGCATAATTTCTTTTAGCCGTAATTGTGTACGTTAAAGGTGTTGTCAGTGGACCTGCTGAACCTAATGTAAGATAACCTTTAACATTATCTTTAGGAACTGCAATAGTAGGTTTCAGTTCTTTAAACCACATGCACAATGATCTATCAACGGTAGCTGGGAAATCCACATTAGCGCGATATTCAACGGCAGTTGGTTGAACTATTAAATTGGAATCATAAAGAGATCGTAAATCATATTGTGATTCTGAAAGTATGTTTGTAAAATTTGGTAATTTCAATTGTGATATGATAAGATTATCATTAATACTTAAACGAGTTGGATCATAATCAACAGATCCAATTTTAGGATCAAATTGTTGAGGGTCAGTTATCTTAATTGCGTCAAGTCTAACTTCTTCACCAAATCTTTCTTCGCTGTCCCAAGTAAGTTCGTCAAATTGCTCACGTAAATCTTGAGGCTCATAACGATTAGCTTTAGGTGCATATTTTTTCAATGATATCTTCCAATAGATTTCCTTTTGCATTAAATCCTTGTAAAGATATGAAGTGTCTATTTCATAAATCCTATTTGTTAATGAAAAGTAAATGATGTCTCGTTTTTGAGGCCCTGTTCCTATACCAAAGATTTCTTCATAGTAATCTTTAACGATTTGAATTTCAAATGGCATCTCAAAGTCAAGACCCATTGGATTAAACAAAATCTTATTGTCAGGAAATTCATTTTTAGGAACAATAACTTTAATACATTTAGGATCATCAACATCGTATAAAGTCCATTCATGTAATGTTACATCTTTACCAATTGCCATCGGAACAGCTCTTGCATATAAAACATCATGTCCAAACAGTTGATTAATACCGTATGATAATTGTTTGTATAATGCAACTGCAGGATTAACTGCGTAAGGTTTAAACGTAAAGTTTTCAATCTTTGTTAAGTTACTGATGTTTCCTCTTTCAGAAACTGTAAACATTGGTACAAATCCTAAGTATGGATCTTTAGCGTCATCTGATTGAATGCAATTAACTTCTATACTATTAATTGTTGCAGGTCCACCGCTAATTAATGTTATACGGAAATCAACGAATAAAGTATCGTCAGGATTTAAGATTATGGACTGCAAGTTTTGTGTAGTCAGTTCTATCCAAGATGCACGAACTCTATTTGATACGCCCCAACGAAATTCCTTTTTGAGTACAGCCACTCCAGTGATGTCATCGCACCAGCCTGTAAGTTGTGTAACGTAATGAAAGGGCTTATCCTGAGTGATTTTTACAAAGTCTCCGGGATTAGATAAAATTGCCAGCATCCTGAATGTATTTTATGTATATATTCATGGAGGCTGGCAAGTATTATTGTGTTATGAGTACTTCATATTGTTTTACTTCTGTAATGAATTCTTCACCAAGAATTTTTACCGAAGTGTCAAAATCACGGCGGGACATTTGAAACTTATCACAATACCATTTTACAGTTTCATCTGTAAACTCTTGCTTGGCTTTTTTGTCCTCTTTAACCTTTTTTGTTTTGACGTACATCCACGAAGGAGTGCGGCTATACATTTTACTCCAGTTATCCTGCCAATATGAAACAGTCTGTCCTGGGTTAATTCTTAAATGATTAAAGTAAGCTGCTTGCACCGGAAACTTAATTGATGCAAAACGATTAATCATAAAGAAATGTTTTGAGCGTTCATGCATAGGAATCTTTTTAAATTCTTGTTGCTTGAACATTGTATTAATAAATTCGAATAAATCCATTGAGTAGATGTTTATTAGATGACCTTAGAGGCATTGTTATTTATTGATTATATTTGCTACTGTTAGGATAGTTTTAATCTTTTAGAATTACATTCCAAAATCTTTGAAGATATCAGACTCAACCACAATCTTAGGTCCATTCACATAATTAGTTCCAGCCAGTAAATGAGTCATATCGTAATTAGCCGCAGGTAACGAATCATTTTTATGTTTCTCAAATGAGATCTTGAAATTATCTTGTATGTCTTGTGGTATAACTCGTTCATCAAGATAAACTAGAGTTATGTTACGTTCAAGACGAGATTTGATAACGTCAGCAGCAACAGTCTGTTTACAAGTTGAAGCAATTCCATTAGCAACTTCCATAGCTCTTTCAGGTAAATGATAGATATCATCAATGAATTTAGTACGGTTTACGATTTCATAAATACGTTCTGCTTTAGCCGGAGTAACTCTAAATGTTTTACCTTTAGCTTCCCATGTCCAAACAGGTGGCACTGCATCACCAGCATCACCAGTAATTACTTTACAGAAAATCATAAGTGCCGGGTCAATTTCTTCCACTGGAATAGCGTGCATAGCCTCAGCAATTAAATCCTTATTGCTTCCCATATAAGTAGAAGCATCGAATAAATCATAGCTTTCAGTTTTAAGCCATTCCTTAAATCCAATAGGAGCCACGATCTTACGATTTTTGGAATTTGGATTAAAGCATACGACAAAGTTTTTCTCATTCATGCGAACACATTGAGTTAAATCCCCATCACCGGTAATGATAACACTATCCTCACCTTGTTGAAACAAATGATCCGCCCATAAATGCATAAGATCATCACCCTCAGCGCGATCTTCACGAGAAACAATAAATCCTTTTTTGGTTAAGATCTCTCCAAACTCATTCATCATTTTGTAAAACTGGTCCCAGTTAATTTTGGATTCATCCTTGGTACGAGTACCTTTATAAGCACCGTCTTCAATAAGTACATCCTTACGCCATGATCTTGCATCAATGGTAAAGATTAATTTATCAGGGCTACCGAAGTTACGGATAGCGTGTGACATGTCAGTTGCGATTTTACGCATGAACATGTCTTGATCTTTTTTATCATCAAGCAACCTTTTGCCGTTTGAATAACCACCGAAGATAAACAGTGTTTTGTAGAATAAGTAATTTCCGTCAAATATTAGATTCATATAAGTATATGTTATTTATTATTATATAGCAAATTTAACCAATAGTTTTCACATATGCAAATTATTGTCTAATTATTTTTACTATTATTGATATTTTTTTATTTCTATTCGTAAAGCAGTAAGCGCGGATTCAAAATCATTATATAATGGAATGCCATATCTATGACAAACAATTTCAACATTACCTTTACGATAAAAGCCATCAGGACAGCAAACTATTAAATTGCCATCTGCCGCGTGTAATCCTAATTCTAATAAAGTAATTGGTGATTTAGATTCTGGTAAGATATTCATAAAGATTATATCAGTTTCTTCCAGTCTATCCATTTCCCATTTCACTTGATAATTAAACTCTGGATTAGTAGCTCTTTGCTCCCATGAAGAATCCCATTCATCTCTACGAGGATTAAAGAATGCAACTTCACAATCGTTGAGTTTTTCCTGTACCTCAGTCTGCCAATCAACAGACGAACCCATATCTATGGATCCAGCTAAAAAAATCCCAGGGAACTTGTCCTGGGATTGTTTAGAGCTAGTAGGTTTAATTACTTGGCTATTCATATACTACGATTGAGCTGGTTTTTGACCTTCAGCAGCTTTTTCAGTTTTCACCGTTTTTGCTGGAGCTGGGGTAGCAGTTTTGTTTTTATCTTGGATTTGTTTTAACAATTCCATTCCAAGCAATCCAGAGATTGGACCGTTAGAACCATCACCACCTGAGATTAAGATCTCTGGGATAATTTTGATATTGTTAATACCGATAGACTCAACTACCTTTAATTGCCCAAAGTTGTCAGCGCCCATTGCTTGAACTTGTTTCTCGTATGCTTCAGCGGTAGCCTTACCGATTGCCTCGATTTTTCCAGCCTCTGCTTTACCATTAACGTCAGTTTCATATGCAGCAGCCTCGGCATTTAATTTTTTGGCTTTAGCCTGAGCACCTGCCTTAAGTTCCATAGATTTAGCTTCACCTTCCGCTTCCTTAACCTTAGTTTGAGCAACACGGTCAGCGATCATTACCGATTGTTCTGCCTTAACGATATCAGGCTGCATGTCAGCAAGAGCACGAGCAGAAGCAAGTTTTTGTTTTTCTTCCTGAGCTTTTTGTTGCACATTAAAGGTTTCTTGTTCCTCTTGAGCAATCTTACGGTCAGTTAATGTTTTCATCAACGATTCAGGTGGCGTGATATCTCCAATTAAAGTATCCACGGCATGAACGTTATATTCGTCAAGAACCTTAGAGATTGATTCCTTAGCAGAGTTCTGTCTTGTTTGACGAGTAGATAAGAAGGCAATCACGTCAGAATCTTGAGCAGAGTTACGGAAATAGTTACCAATAGTTGGCTCAAGAACTTGAGATACAAGATTCTGCATAGAACCAAAACGGGCAATTACTTTAGGAGCTTCATTTGAAGGTATGTGGATAATTTGTGATACATCAAGATTAAAAGGGAAACCGTCTTTAGATCTTACAGTAATTGTGCTTAATCCTTTATCCAAGTTATGAGATTCCGTTCTTGCGTTAGCCCAGTTAAGAACCAAGTTAGTTGTAGGAACCACCTCAATTTTATGAGTGTAAGGATTAATTGCGTATTTACCTGGGTCCAGCGGAGTAATACATACACCTTTTTGGCCTTTCTTAACAATGTTACCATGTTTAAAAGATTCACCAGATGTGTCAACACCCTCATCACCAACGTATGATATGATAACACCCACGTGCCCAATTGGTATTTGAGTCATTTGGACTTTTTCAATCTCAACCGCCCATGGGTTAAAAGAATAGTTACCAGCTTGTACTACCTGTATCTGTAAACCTCTTTGTCCACCGTTAGATAAGAATTTATCAAAATCCTGGAAGTTATTGTGATCACCAGTAACAGATCCAGCGATTGATCCTTGTTCTAAAGGAATACCATCCAATGCTGTAATAATTCCGACAGATCCGTCTTCAATATTTGTAATGTCAGCAGCGGATATCTCAAACAAGTAAGTGTTAATACGATAAACCCCGTTGTTTAAGTAACCAACTTGTTTACCTCTTTGTCCACCGTTTGTTAAAAATTCTCTAGCATTTTGAAAGTTATCAGACTCAACGTGACGAGCTAAGATAGATCCTGTTGGTAATTGTGCTCCATCTTTTGAAGATAGTAATCCAATTTTTCCTTTAGGAATAACCGTTAGCGGTGCTTGGTCTATTGTATATTGCCAAGGCCAGTAGAACCAATAAAGACCAGGTGCTAATGTATCTGCTTGATAACCTGGTTCTCCATTAAGGGCAATAATCTTTCCGTCTGGTAAACTTTTGTTTGCGCCAAACAAAACGAATTTTTTGGTTACTAAACCAATTTTGTCTTCGGGGATTATTACCATACCGAAGAATACTCGAAGAGTGAACTTGTAAAAAATTGTTGCTAAGATAGGTAATAAAACCCAAGCATAGCTAAAAAGCGAAGAAACTAATTCCATGTTTAAAAAGTGTTAATGAATAATTAAAGTTAAAATTTATTTTTAGATTGCAGATAATTCGTTAACCTTAGCTCTGATGGCTGTCAAAGTAGTTTGGTTATGGAAGTTTCCGTTTTCATATATTGTTTGTAATAATCCCATGTTCTCTTGTTCAGCGGAACATTCAGTTTGAACAGTGTATACGCCGTTTTTCTCAATCACAGCACATTTACCTTTTAATGATTTTTTTGTTCCATCATCGGTTACAGGTTCCTTGTAGATATTATGATCATTTCCATTTTCTTGGAACCAAGCACCTTTTGCAGCGTACCCGAAAGTATCACGTGTAGTGAATTGGTATGTGAATGATCCTACACCTAAAACAATGTTAGTTGAAGCAAATCCTTTAGCTTCCAATCTTTCATAAATTTCAATTTGACGGTCAAGCGTAATTGAATCTCCGTAGATTGCTCCAATGTGTGAGTCTAATACTTTGTAACCTTGTTCGTTAATGGTTCCACCGAATGTTTCCCATAAGCACTCAATTAATCCTTTGGTATAAAACTCTGGATAACCTGCTCTTAATTCTTGTTCAGTTAATTCAGTTCTTCCATGACCACAAAGAATTTCCACAGGATCGCCTGAGTCAGGGCGAATTACAAGTTTACCTGCGCGGTTCATGATTAAATCTTTTTGATTATAACAGAAACCACCTGGTCCTGGTTTAGCAACCAAGGTTACATCAAAGGTATCGGCAACCATTGAGAAGATACCTTCGTTAAAATCCGTTAACCAATCCACCATCATTTGCTCTTCACCCACGGTAAAGATTTTAGTAGTTGACACCGAGTGCTCAGAAGCATTTACTGAAGCTATGCAAACTTCATCCTCAGATTCATCATAGAAATAACGAGATGCTGGAATAACCACGATTGAGTCAGAACCCATAAAAGAAAAGGCATGCCCAAGACCAGAAGATAAACTATCCCAAGGAGATAATCCACGAGCTGAGAAATCATGGCATAAGTAAGGAATTAACCAAGCATTTTCAGGGTCAGTTTTAGTTACCCATTTTACAAGGTTTCTACGATACTGTAATGCAATGGTTGCAGAAGTAGCCGGTTTCCAAGCTAAAGATGAAATGATTGTTTCAAGATACAATGTTAACCAAGCAAAGCCAGGTACGGCGTTAATAAAAGTCATATGAGGAATATTTGCGTCTGTCTCAATTCCTTCAGGTAAGGCTTTGATTTTAATAGGCAAATGTCCTAAATCATGTAGTGCTTCAAAGTGCGAAGCATCATATGGCATACCTAAGTATTTTGCCATGTCAGTTCCAAATTTGGTTGCGGTAGCTCTCGGTAGCTCAAAGAAATTCTCTTGCCATTCAGCATGTAACCAACGAACAGTTAATTGATGACCAATAGAAAGAATTTTGTTAATTCCTTTTGGTGCATGTTTTGTACTTCTTGGGATCCAAGTTCCGTATAAGAAATCCGTGCCTGGCGCAAGCATTCTTTTGTGCCCAACTTTATATCCGTCAGAATAATAAGGAGCAGGGGCTCTAAACGATTTTTGTAACTTAGTTATCATAATATTTATTTGTTTTTAATTATAGAGCAAAATTAACCAAAATAAAGATACAAAGCAAATATTTTGGTAAAAAGTTATTAACAATTATAAAAGTTCTTGTTTAACGATTGTAATTGCTTGGCCTAAAAGATTAAGTCCTTTCCAACACATAGGATGTTCAATGTTAACATCGTCTTCAGCCATTCCAATACCCCAGATATTATCAACCGGTGATGCCTCAACCAAGATTCTTTTACCTGTGAGTAAAAGTGCAGCCTTAAGATCACTGTTTTGTTTAAACTTAAAGTAGTTTCCTTTAATTACAATACTTAAGCAAACTTTGTCCCAAACACTTTTGTCAAAGTTTTTAATCATACGCCCGTATTTCTTTTGTTCTCTTGGATTAGTTTCTTCCATGATAAGTTTAGCAATTTCCGTATCACCAAAGGTTAAAGCTTTTTGGTGCATCATGTATTGTTCACATGAATTATAAGTGATACCATTAATAGTCATATTTGCTTTATGCCATTGAGAGTAAATTCCATTCCAGAAGAATACATATTTATTTGTAGTTTTCATTTTAGTTTTGTGGTTTACGTTCTTCTAATAATAGTTGTTTAGCTCGTTCAAACAAAGTATCAAAATATTCTCCGAATTTTTCATCAGCAACTACTTTATCAAAAAAATCATTGAAGCACAGAGGCTCTTTAGTTTCTGATACGTAAATGGTGTATGCTCTTTCAAATATTAATTCTCCTTGCGAACCCATTATTGTGGTAAGATTACGATTGTTACTTTACAATCAATTAATTCTGTTTGAATAATTTTTTTAATTCTGTCCCAGTCTCCGCCAGCAAGGCCAGCACCAATTTTAGGAAGACCGATATGTTTACCTTTAAAGGCTACATTCATTTTTCTCATACACATTGTGATTGCTTCATAATCCACAGGTTTGGCAACACCGTCTTTATGATTAGCACCATAGTTATATTGTGTATAAGCATTCACAACGATTAGATCTTTAACATCAGGTTGTCCTTTTGTTTTTGAGTTCATTGGATATGCAATACCAGGTTCAGTAACAGCTGGATGTTTAAACCAAAGATACTTATGTTCATAATCAATGTTACCAAGTTTATTGATGTCACCTCGATTTTTAGTTTTTACTATATGTTCATAACCTTGATCGTCCCACTCACTGCTTTCCGTACGTTCTAATTCAAAATCATCACACCCAAATTCTCTTGCCATGTGTGGAGCAATTCCTGCTCCCATTGTGCAAAAGCAATTACAGCCGTGAGCAATTACATCAAACTCGCCTTTCTTTGCTAATGTAATAAGATTACCTGTAACTTCATTATATCTTGCTTTCATTTTAGCTTCTTCAATTAAATTAGTAAAAGGAGATTCTTGGCACATGTCTTCTTTACAGATTCCAGTGCAAGGACCATGTTCACAATACCAACAGTGCATTCCGATACCTATACCCATTAGAATACGTTATAAACATTTAGTTTGTATAATTCATTATCGTTTTGGATTGAGAAATTTGG